TTTGCTGGGGCGCGATGTGAGCCGGATTGGGCAGATTGACGCACTGGCAGCAAAGGTTGATTCAGTAGCGGCAGCTGCGGCATTGCCTGCGCCGCCTAGCGCGGCGCGGTGTGTGCCGTAAGTTGTTTTTTGTTGCCATAGGGCGTTGCATTTTCGTATATTGTCTTGAGTAAGGAGCCGAGAGAAGCTATCGAAAACCGCGAGCAGCGGGTGTGGGAATTGCGGATGCAATTCAAAACTCATCAGCAGATTGCAGATGAGCTGCAATTGACACGCCAAGCGGTAACGCAAATTCTGAAACGAATTAATGCCCGGCATAGGATGCGTCACGAGGCGGAGGTAGATGCGCTCAAATCAGAGCATGTAGAACAATTGTCCGCCATTGCCGAACAGGCGTATGGGCGTTGGGTTACAGCAAAAGCGCATTTGAGCGAAAAGTCGTTGGGACGCGATGTGCAATATTTAGCAGAGGTTCGTGAAGCAATGGCAGATATTAGGCAGATATTAGGGCTTAATGCCCCATCCAAAGTGGCTCCTACCGACCCCAGCGGAGAAAACGAATATGGCAGTGAACGACCAGCACTCAGTGACCGCGAGCGAGCTGAAAGAATTGAGCAGCTACTTGACAGCGCAAGAACGCGCCGAGTTAGACCGGCTTCTCAACCCGTCGCAGATGTGGACACCGCACAGTGAACCCCAATGGATGGCCTACGAGAGTGAGGCTGACGAGCTGCTGTATGGGGGCGCGGCTGGCGGCGGAAAAACCGATTTACTTATAGGCGTGGCACTTAATTTGCATATTCGGTCGTTGATTTTTCGCCGGGAGTTAACCGATGTCGACGATATGGTTGACCGCAGCATGGAAATTATCAATGACCGCAAACGATGGAACGCGAATAAACACGTGTGGAGCTTGCCGCATGGCAGAGCGATACGATTCGGTGCAATGCAACACGAGAAGGACTGGGAAAAGTGGAGAGGCCGTGCGCGTGATTTTTACGGGTTCGATGAGCTGACGCAATTTACGGAAATGCAATACCGAAACCCAATTTCATGGAACCGATCGACAATACCCGGCCAGCGCTGCCGCGTGGTTGCTGCTAGCAACCCGCCCACCAACGCAGATGGCGAATGGGTGATTCGATATTGGGGCGCGTGGTTGGATGATCAACACCCACACCCAGCTAGACCGGGTGAACTGCGCTGGTATACCTCGATTGAAGGCAAAGACCGTGAATGCGAGAACAACACGCCAATAAAACTGCCGACGGGCGAGACAGTAAAGCCACGCAGTCGGACATTCATCCCCGCGAAACTATCTGACAACCCATTTTTGAAAGATACGGATTATGCGGCTAGGGTAGCGGCTGCGCCTGAGCCGCTGCGGTCGCAGTTGCTGTATGGCGACTGGAAAGCCGGACGCAAGGATGACCCTTGGCAATGCATTCCAACTCGTTGGGTAGAGTTGGCGATAAAACGCTGGCGAGATATGCAGCCGCCCGCCTCTCCGATGACATGCGCGGCGGTTGATGTGGCGCGTGGCGGGGATGATAAAACGGTGCTAGCAAAACGCTTTGATCACTATGTGGCTGGCTTGGTGAAAATGCCCGGCAGCGATACGCCGAATGCTACGCCGGTGGTCAATTTGATCGCGGCCCATATGACGGGCGATGCGCCGGTGGCAATTGACGTGATTGGGGTTGGGGCCAGTGTGTATGACCAAAGTCGAATTAATTTGACTGGTCGGCGGGTTGTAGCGATTAATTTTGCTGAGGGGAGCCATGCGCGTGACCGTTCGCAAAAGTTTAGGATGATCAACAAGCGAGCTGAGGCTTATTGGAAGTTGCGCGAAGCGCTAGACCCTGATTATGGGGCCAATTTAGCGTTGCCGGATGACCCAGAATTAAAAGCCGATCTATGTGCGCCGCGCTGGGAATTGACAGCACAGGGCATTAAGATTGAAAGTAAGGATGACATTAAGAAAAGAATTGGGCGTTCGCCTGATTGTGGCGATGCGGTGGCAATGACGATGGTTACATCGAATGTGAGCGATGTCTTGTTCGCATTCAAATGAGGTGAATAATGAATTTGATTGATAGTGTGGCTGGGTGGTTAGGATATGCCAAAAAAAGCGAGATGCCAACGGCTGGGCAGTTGATGGCTGGCACAGGGGGCATATCGACATACCCAATGACATTCCCGGGCTGGGACAAACTGACAAAGCCGGATGAGCGCAAGACGGCTGAAACTGCTATGTCGTCGGCGTGGGCCTCCAGTGCGGTGCAAACGATTATGCGCGAGTTTTCGACGGCTGATTTAAATGTGTTTAAGCAAATTGATGGCGACGATTTGAAAATCTCTGACCACCCATCGGCAAATTTGTGGAAGCGCCCAAATAAATTTATTGGGCGCGGGCTAATGATGCAATTTTTGGCATCGCAGTATTTGTTTTTTGGGCGCTGCTATTTGTTTTTGGCCCCAACAGGCAACACCATTACCGAGTTGTGGCCTATCCCTGCATTTATGGTAAAACCGGTTTATGATGATGAGCGGTTTATTGCCGCATATGAGTTTAAATCGTCGTCGTCGGCAAAAACGCACCGGATTGATTCGCGTTACATTGTTTATTCGCGTTTGCCCCACCCGCTTGACTTGCGGTCTGGTTGGTCTCCTCTTTCAGCGGCGGTTCAGGCGCTTGAGTTGGACAAAAAACACGCAAAATGGAACGAAGATTACTTTGGCGAAGGAAATGCCGTCCCGCCAGCGATCGCCACATTAAAACAAGATGTGAGCAATAGCGATTTTAAACGTATCAGCGATGAAATATTTGCATTTTTTGGCAAAGGGCAGCGGCGAATTGCTGTGACAAGGTCTGGCGATATGGATTTCAAGGTGTTGCAGCAAACAATGAAAGACATGGAATTCTTGGCCGGGCGCAAATTTAATGAGCGCGAGATATACCGCGCTTTCGGCATACCCGGTGGGATGTGGGAGGAAAACGCAACTGAGGCCAACGCGAGACACGCAAAGTCAGTGGTGATTGAAAATATTGTTTGGCCCATGTTGCAACTGTTGCAAGATGATATTAACGCGCAATGGTTTGCCGATTGGCATGATGAGGATATTTACGCCCAATTTGACGACATTCGGCCCCGCAATGTCGATATGCAGCTGCGCCAAACCGAGACGCGAAAAGGTTATTGGACGGTTGGCGAGTTAAGGGCCGAGGACGGCAAGCCGTTGCTGGGTGATGGGCGCGACGATATGCTAATTTCAGAAATTGGGACGCAGATGGCGCAAAAAGCCGCGCCGACTGTTGCCGCTGATTCACAAAAGCCAGAAACACTTGCAAATGATTTGGTCGGCACAAAAACGGCAGCCAAAGCCGCGCCAAGCGATTTAAGCGTAACAGAACGGGCGCTTTATGATGCAATTTTGGCTGTATTTGAAAAATACGGCGTAGAAGCGGCGGGGGCGGTTTTTGATGGGATTGAATTTTTGTGGGAGCAATTCAGCCAAGATTTAAAGGCCGCAATTTTGCCAATTATCCGCGAGGCAATGCAGGCTGAATACACGCGAGCATTGCGAGAGTTAAAAATAGAGGTTGATGAGGAAAGCGCTCCGACTGCCGCAAGCGAGTGGGCGCGGCAACATGCTGGCGAGCTGGAAAAAAAATTATCAGAGACCACCCGTAAATTATTTGCCAATACGTTGGCCGAATTCCAAGAAACGCCGGGTATGACGCTAGACGCGGTAGCGAAATCGCTTGAAGGGGCATTTGGGCCAAATCGAGCCGAGAGCATTGCCATTACCGAGATCACCCGATCGGCGGCGGCTGGCGTTTCGGCTTACCAAAAAACATTGGTCGAAAATGGGATTGAAACAACTCGGTTTTGGAACACCAACGCCGATGCGTTGGTATGCCCTATTTGCGGCCCGATGAACAACAAACCTGAAAGCGAATGGGGGGACAAGGTGATACCGGCGCATTCTCGTTGTCGGTGTTTTTATTCGCTGAAGTTAAAAAATGATTAGTGTAAAAATTGACGGCATTGACGATCTTGTCAAAAAATATGGCAACGGCATTAAGCCTGCAATAAAAAAGGGGGTTGCGGCGTTGGCGGTCGAGGCGGAAAGCCGGATTAAACCCTACGCGCCTGCCACGGCTGGCAATAGCCCAAAAGCATATCAGCCGGGGCGGTGGAATACGTGGTATCAACGTGGCTGGGGGACAAAGTGGGTAACAGCAAAAGGAAAAATAAAAGGGAAACGCACGAGTGAAACGCTGGGGCGCAAATGGCAGCACGAGCCAAAAGGCGAACTGGGCGCGGTTATTAAAAACACGGCTCGCTATGCCGGTTATGTGCATGGCGAAGACCAGACGCGGGTTCATAAGTCGCACGGCTGGAAATCTAGCAAGGTGATTGTTGAGCAAATTGTAAAAGATGGCACGGTTGATAAATTAATCAGCAAATACATTGCGGAGGTAATTAAGTGAATTTGAGCAACAATGCAGATAACATTTTATCGGCGATTCGGTTGATGCTGGGCGTGGCCAAGCGCGAATGTGCCCGCGATGATTTGGTGGGTATAAGACGGCAATTAATACATGAGGCAAGGCAGATTGAACTATCAATTGAGAATAATGAGCAAACGCCTAGCAAAAACAATATTGTTACAACCGGCAAAATGATGTAAAATATAAATATCTTTTGGGTCGCGGACGCTGCGCAAAAGATAGATAGTCGCTTTAAAAAGCCGCTGTCGCTGTGGTGACACAGCGCGGCGGCTTTTTTGCTTTTTCGCTTAACCGGTCGCGCTGCTCATCACTTTTAACGAGGTGAAATGAAACTAATTGCAGTAAAAGCGGGCGCTCGACATAGCGCAACAGATACAGAATTGCTCGCGCAAGCCGCCGAAATTCTTGCGGAGTTGGGCGCACCTGTTCAGGGTGTTGCCGTGAGTGAAATCACGCTTGACGCACTTGGCGGGCGCTCGCTACAGCGATATATTGAGATTATTGAGCGGGCGGTTTACGCTATGGAGATGAACTGCTGGCTGGTTGAGGCGTATTTAGATCACGTTGTAATTGCTGAAAACTACGAAGAATACAAGCTGCCGCGGTATTGGCTGATTGGGTGTCGTGTTGTTGGCGAACAGGTTGTATTTTCACCGCAAACTGATTGGCTTGAAGTAAAACTTGATTGGGTGGCCAAATCTGTTGGCTCAAATCATGCGCCGGTGTTGCCACTCAGCGTCAAATCCTCAGACAAAACGACAACGGTAGGCGGCTACGCGCTCATTTTTGGCGATGCTAACAAGACTGATTTGTATGGCGATTTCTTTACCGCTAAAACCGATTTGTGGGCCGAGCAATGGGAAAAGCGCCCAATGATTTATCACCATGCGCTAGACGCTGGCACCAAAAAAGCGCCGGTAGTTGGCACTTGGCACTCAATTAAGGCTGACGATATTGGGGTGTGGGTGGAGGGCCAAATTGATGCCGCGCACGAATATGCGCAGGCGATTCAGACCCTTATCAAGAAAGGCGTGTTGAAATTGAGCAGTGATAGCGCCCCGCATTTGGTTGAACGCAAAGCGGTGTCGAAAACCGTAAGCGAAATTACGCGCTGGCCCATGTTTGCGGTATCGCTTACCCCTACACCGGCTGAACCGCGCCTGATGGCGGTAGGCGAAATCAAAAGCGCGTATGCCGAGGCCGGGCTGACCGCACCTAAGATGTTGATTGACGGGGACGGCTTGCAAGCAGCACCCGTATCAAAAAAAGGAAATGTTTCTATGAAAACAGCAAAAGAATTTTTGGAAGCTGCAAAGCAAGCCGTCATTGATGGCAATTTAACGCAGGCTTCCACGCTACGTGAGCAGGCGGCTGCGCTCAAAGCGATTGAAACCGATTTAGCAGCCGAAGTGCCAGCCATTCCACCGCGCCCCCCATTTGGCGATGCAGACGGCGGCAAGGGAAGCTCACCTTCCGTCAAATTTTGGTATGTGAAAAAGTTTGGTGAGCCTGATGCTGGGTTTGATCAAATCGCCCGCGAAATTTACGGCGGCGATTACTACGCCACTGCCTATGCCAAAAACGCTGATTTTCGGCGCTTTATTCGTAGCGGCGCTTATGATTCGCGGCTTGGGCGCACGGTCATGCTTTCGCATACTCAGATTATGGACGCGATGTATGCCGGGCTTTCAACTCAGGAGATTAAAGCCACGATGGTTGAGGCCCAAGACACACTTGGTGGGTATTTGGTGCCAGAAGATTTCCGGCAAGGAATTATTGATCGATTGCCCGCCCTGACTGTAGTGCGACCTCGCGCCAACGTTTTAACAACCAGCCGCGATACGGTAAAAATTACCAAATCGACCGGCGGCAATGCGCGGTACCGAAACGGGGTGCGCGTGACATGGGTGGATGAGGTTCCGACTGCGGGGCAAAGCGCCACAAATTCTTCATTTGGGCAAATCTCGCTACCAGTAAATGTGATGATGGCCACTATCACTGTTAGCCGAGACACGGTTGAGGATAGTGCCAGCAACCTAGAGCAACACATTTCAACAAGTGTTACATCGGCTTCGGCAATTGATGAAGATGAAAAATTTCTGATTGGCCTTGGGTTGGGTTCGCCACTTGGTGTTTTGCCCGGCGCAGGTGCGCCGACTGATTCAGACATTGCAACGGTTGTGAGTGGAAGCTCTAGTGCTCTTGCGGTTGACGGGTTGGTAAATGTGCCATATGCACTCCCATCGCAATATCGGCAGTCGGGCGCGGTGTGGGTGTTTAACAAATCTACCGCTGGGGCCATTGCCCAAATGAAAGATGGCAGCAACCGGTTGATGTGGGCCAGCAACGAGGCACAGCTGTCGAGCGCTCGCAATAATCGCTTATTGGGTTATGAGGTCATTGAAAGCGAAGCCCTGCCCGATGTCGCAGCCAATAAATACGTGGCTATTTTTGGCGATTTTGGCGGATACACCATCGCCGATCGCATCGGCATGAGCCTCGAACGATACCTTGATAGCGCAACTGCCGATTTAAATGTCGTGAAATTTATTGCGCGTCGTCGGTTAGGCGGTATGCCTGTTGAAGGCTATCGCTTTGTTGTTCACAAAATTGCCGCAAGCTAAAAAGGAATAAACATGAAAAATCTTACTGTAAATTCTGCGTTTGGGCAATTGCTGACAACGCAATCGGTGGCCGGGTCTGGGTCGGCGGCGGCAACCAGCCGGTTTGATGTTGCTGGGGCCGAAACCGTAACCATTTTGTTGGCTTTGGGCGAAGTTGACGCGGCAACAACGATTACATTCAAGCTGACGCAATCCGATGCCGCTTCGAGCGGCAACACGAAAGACATTGATGGGGCCGCGCTTGCATCGGTTGTAACAGCTGGCAAAAATTCGCTTTATGCCATTACGGTAAACGCCAACCAGCTAGACGCAACAAACGGGTATCGCTATGTTGGGGCAAGCTACACGATCACCAACACCAAAAACGTGTTGATGTCGGTTGTCGCTATTTCATCGCGGCTTCGTTCTGCGCCACCTGCGTCGAGTGGCTTGGCGCAAAATGTGCTTGTGACACATTAAATGGCCTTGCTGACCGTCTCAGACCTCAAAGCCCATTTGGGTATTACCAGCAGCGCAGATGATGCGCTGCTGGGTGCTTACGTTAGTTCGGCCCAAAAGGTGATTGAGAATAAAACGCGACGCATTTTTGAGCCTGTGACACAGACGCGGTATTTTGGCCCTGATCGGTTGTTGGATAGCGCACGGTTGCGGGTCGGTGATGTGCTGAGTGTGTCGGCGGTGGTTGATGGAATTGGCATTACACGCACGTCGGGGCAATACCGGCTTGAGCCGCTAGGGGCAGAGCCGTTTGCTTTTATTCGTGCGCTCAACAACGGAATGGGGGGCACATGGCTGTTTGATGTCGATGCGCTTGTGGCGATTACGGGGTCATGGGGGTTTAGCGCGACACCGCCCGCGGATATTGTTCAGGCTTGCAAACAATTATCGGCGTGGCTGTATCGGCAGCGAAACACGAATGAAGATTTGGATCGTCCCATTATTAGTGGTGACGGCGTGGTGTTAGCGCCAGCCGGATTGCCAAAAAGCGTGATGGAGTTAATCGCGCCATACATTCGCCGTGAGGTCGCTGGATGAGTGCAATCCGAGGCCTTTACACCTATCTTGCTTCAATTCAAATTGAATTTACAAGCGAGACAGGGCAAAGCGTTAGCGTCGGGGCGCTTGATCTGCACCAGCTTGGGAATTCGGTGCAAAGCGCCGACATGCCAAAGCGGTTGTGTTTGCCAATTGGCAACCAGTCGGCAAACGAATCGCAATTTGCAATATGTGGCAACAGCGAAGTCGAGTGGATGATATGCGATTTGATGTTGTGGCGTCCCGTGGCGCAAGGCATTGGGCTGATTGATGTTTCTGCCGATCTTGTGCGATACACCGGGGCGTATGCCGACAAATTAAAAACAATTCGCTGCTCAATTCCGTCAAACGTCATGCTGAAAAATGTGCGAATCGATGCGCCCGACATTCACGATTTTGCAGTGGGGGCCGAATCGCAAGCATTTGGCGTGAAAGTTTGGCTGACATTTTCGGAGTATTTATGACAAAAAAAATAAAAATTAAGGCGATTGAAACTTTGTCGCTGCCTGATGGACGGCTAATCAAACCCAACGATATTGTTGTGATTGAACGTGACGAAGCGACGATTAAAACTTGTGTTGATGATGGTTTATACACGGTAATTGAGGAGATTACCAAAGCGCCTGAAACGGGCAATAAGGACAAATAAATATGGCAGCATTCAAAGGGACTGTAACCGAAATTGACATGCACGCAGCCGACGGCACAACTGTATCGGCATCGTTGCAATGTGCAATTAAAGATGAGCTTGGGATTGAAATTTCCGTAGGCGAAATTGATGCGATTCCACTTTGTCGAGAATACTGGGAAGGTATTCCGGGCGTAATCGAAGGCACGATGTCATTTTCGATTATTCAAGATAATGGGACTTTTTCGACATCGGTTCAAAAGAAAATTGAAGATGTCGCTTTTGGAAAAGCGATTCGGCTGTTTAAATACCGGCCACAAGGCACGGCATCTGGCAAACCGGAATGGTCATTCAGCGCATTTTTTACAAAACTAGCGCCAATAACATCAAACAGCGCAATTGTGGCCCACGAGTGCGAGTTGCGCATCACGGGCGAAATTTCACGAGGGGTGCAGGCGTAACATGGTTTTAGGCGAAACTTTTACCCAAAAATTTGAATTAACCGGGCGATATGAGGGCGAATGGGTTGAATTAAAAATGCCCGATGCGTCTGTTAGCCGTATTAGTCGTTCAGATGGCGATTCGTCAATCCGCTATCTGTTTTCGGCTTTGCATTCGTGGAGCGTGGTTGATAAAAACGGTCGCACTGTGCCGATCACGGCTCAAAACTTGGAAAAAATGCCAATTGACTGGTTTAACCAAGCCGCAAAATGCCTTAGTGATTTTTTGGAAGTATTGAAGTAGCCACATCGGTTACAGCAGAGGAAAGCAAAGCGCTGACGCTATGGGCGTATGGGTTGCCTTGTGAAATTCCCGACAATTTGCTGAACGAAATCGAAGTTGCGTTGATTTGCGAGAAATTCCACAAATTGCCAAGCGAAATCCTTCGTGAAAACCCGCGAGAAATGCGGCGAGTGTGGTCGGTCTTAAACGAAATAGATCGCATTCGCAATATGAAATCAGGCGCTAAATGAGTGTGCAACGAGTCGAAATTCAGATAAACGCAAATGATGAAGCGTCCGGCGTGTTTGATCGCATCGCCGGGCGCTTATCATCGTTGGGCAAAATTGCTGGCGGGCTGGCGCTGGGCGGCGTTGCGACACTAGGCGCGGGTATTATTGGGCTTGGCTCATCTGGGCTACAGCTCAACAATAGCATGGAGAAGGTGACGGCGCAGCTAAACGCTTTCACTAAGGACGGCAAAAAGACCGCCGATATTATCGATACTGTGCGAGAACGCGCCGCTAAAACGCCATTTGAGTTTGATCAAATGGCAAAGGCGGCGGTGGCGTTATTCCCTGCAAGCAAAACCGCTGAGGGTGGGCTTAATGGCATCCTTGAAA